TTCCGACATCGAGATGTCGAGAAGTGGGCGACTGCAAGGCGCACTAGATATTGGTTGATTTTTAAGAGTCTATTCGTTGTTCTTTCGGCTTGTCAAGTTGAACGACTGCGATGTGCTGGCGACCATGCACCCTTGAACGTATCTCTAACGTATCCTCGCCCACCTTCTGGGCCATAACTTGAGGATGGTCGGGGCAACAGGAGCAATAGACCGTATGCGTCGGCACATCGCGTTCTGTCATCTCTAGCCCCTCTTGACGCTCTTCGGTTCTATCCAGGTCGAGGGGGCTTCGGGATGGAACGTCAACCTGACCATCGTGTCGCTGAGTTGCCCAACGAAGTCGGGGTCAGATGCCTTGAACTCCGTGTCAATGTAACTGTAAATGTCTCCATTCTCCCCATATTCCGATGTCTGCCCGACGACAATTCCGTCTGCCTTGACAGCGCTTAAAAATCGCTCAACCTCTCCGTCCGTCGTCGTATAATCCCAGTCTTCCGGCGTCCAACTAATGGCCCCCACATTCCGAGGCTCTTCCCCTGGCTTCACCTGGGTAATGTTGAAATCAGTCATACCGCTCCCTTCTGTTTGATATGTATGTTGAGGCCCACGACCTTGGCTTCACATATCCCATCTGAAGCCCCTGTGGCAACGATGCGGTGCCTGAATATCCTGGCACTGTTTCCAGAGGCACAGCTTCCGGCTTGAGGAAGTATCGCCGCATGATGCTTAACATCTCAGGGTCAATTGCCTTGAGTTGGTCGGGGTTAGTAATGGCAAACTTGAAGTTCTCAGCCATGAATTCCCGCACGTTCTTGGTAGAATATTTCGTAATGGCGAGTCTGCCCTTATTCTTCACTTTCCAAAATATCTCTTCCACTTCATTCTCAAATTGTTGCGCTTTGGCCTTTCCAAACCACTCTACCATGCGCTTGTCAAAGGTTAGCTGGTGTCCAAACTCATGATGAGCCGCCCAATAAGCGTCTTTCTGAGCCACCCAAGTGCGGTCTTGAAGGCGAGAGAAAACCCCAGATGCCCGTTGCTTCCCACGATTAAGGTTTTGGTGATTAGCCCTCACCACTGACATGCGCCGACCCTCATCCGTAAACAGGGTCTTCATCTTCTGCGCTATGTCAGGCTTTAGGCTTCGGGCAGTTTGCCGCAATGCCTGTTGAGTCGCCAGCATTGCCTTCGGATTCACGCCAGGACTTCTCGCCAACTCTGGCAACCACTCGTCAATGGTCTGCCCTTGCGGCACCTCGGCGGTGACGCCCCCGACGTCTCCGACCTCTTCCCGCTCTTCCCTCGGCTCTTCCTTCGGCTCTTCCTCTTCAGGCAGAAGCACACAGCGGCAGTTCACATTCTCCCGCGCTTGAGAGCCCTGGCCTGGGGCTTCCATCTTGTCAGAGCCGACCTCGAACAGTTCGCCTCTCCTGCGGACCTGACCGCTGGCCTCTCGATGGCTGTCCCGCTCCCGCCCGTCGATAGCCGCAAACCACCGCTTCCAGGGAATCTCAGCCTGGTCGAACGACTCAAGTGCGCCCTGGCCTTGGGCCACCGTCATCTCGGTGCGAGCAACCCGCTCGGAGCGAGTGACTGTCTGGAACTCTCGGAACTCTCTCAGGTTCTTGGCTATCTCGTCAGTGCCGAGTCCAGCCTTGCGCCCGTCTGCAAGCACCTTGAACAGCTTCTTTTCCGTCCCGTCGTTGATATTGTTAGCCCACCACCTGGAGCGGTTCTCTATCCAGCCCGTGATAGGACTGGCTGTCATATCGAACGCCAGCCCCAGGTTATGCTCTTGAATCTGGGTCTCGGCGCCAGTAAGGACGCCAATAGTTAGATGCTTGCGAATGAGGGCCGTGAACTCTGGCAACCACATCACCGGGCGAAAGATGCCCTGCCTCTCAGCCACGGCAACCGAGCCGTTGGTATGGATGGGGCCAACACGCCCCAGCGTCTCGGCCTCGGCTTCAAACTCACGAATGAACTGGTTGGCCTGTTTCCTCAGAAGCGTCGATAGTTCGCGTCGAAAGGAATTTTCAAGCTGTTCACTCTTCACTTTCTGGGCCACTTCAACCGCCCGCCCCCGCCGCTTCCAATCATCGTCAACCGTCGGACTGTTGCCCCGTTCGTCAGGGTCTTCGGGCGGTTCGTCTTCCGGCTCTTCTACTGGAGAGGCGCGAGTGCTTGCCGCCCCTTCTGCCATCGACATGGCAGGCGGCGCCGAACCGGGAGCCGTAGCAGGCGGCTTATCGCCCCACTCTACAGGCGTCAGGCCCATGCCCACACGCACCTCGTTGATAGTCAGAACGCCTGCCGTTATAGCGGCGAGCGTTGGGTAGCTGATTACGTTCTCGGTAGCCTCGAGGCCCATATCGGCCCTGACCTCGTTGACGGTCATGACGCCAGCGCCAAGGTAGATATTCCGGCGAGCGGCTTTGCCGTCCTCGTCCTCTTGGAGTGCTGGCACAGCCGAGGTGTCGAACCGAACAACCAGCCCTTCTTCCTGATAGAGCGGGACCAGCATCTCGGTCAGTTCTTCTTCATAAAAGTGAAGCTGTGGGATGATGCAATCCTCCCAGAACGAATGCCGCGCCGTCATGATATTGGCATATGTCGCCCTACTCAGGTCGTGGAGCATAGGCATCGGGACGTTGTACACGCGAGCCACATCCTCGACGCTCCAGCGCATCGATTCCAGGGCCATCATATCCTTCGGCGAGAATCCAAGATTGGATGCAGTCATGCCCTCTGCCAGGATAGCCGGACGGCGGGACTTCTCCGGCCCTCTGAATCGGTATTCCCAACGGTCATAGAACGACATAACCTCGTCGTCCGTCGGCGTGTCGGCTACGCTGATAATCATGCCTGGACTCGCATCGTTGGCGAGGGCGAAGCGGTTGCCCTTGAGCGCATCCATGCCCATGTCCACCGACAGCCGGACGGGAGCGATGGGCGAGAGGCCACTGTACTCGTCCAGCGGGTTGAAGTATCTGAACCAGATAATCTCATCCGGGGCGAATGCCACTTTGTCAGTCCCACTGCCATACACGAAGCCCTTTATGTAGTCCTTGGCGTCCGGCAGAATCTTCATTTTGTCAGGCCTGAGAGGCCATATCTCGGTTATCTCGCTACCCTCACGGCTCAACGCCCAGTAGGCAGAACCCCAGAGGCCAAGATAGGTCTCCGTCGCCCGCCAGAGGTCGCCCCGCGTCCACCAGTTGTTGACCCGTAGCAGAAGCCGCTGGAGCGGATGCGATGGGTCCACCTGTTCCAGACCCTCGGCTGTCTGTTTGTAGACGTAGCACGGGACGCTGGCGATGGCTTCCTGTCTCAGCTTGATGGCGGCATAGACCGAGACGGACCCGGGGTAGTAGTCGCCATAAGTGGGTTTAGCCCAGGCGTCACCGACGCCCCACTGGCGGTTCAATCGGTCATAGCTGGCCCCTACGACAGGGTTAGCCCGTTCCCGGCCTCTGAGAGCATCCCAGGCGCCGCCGAAGTTGGTTCTTATACCCATACCTTGAACGCTCCTTTCCGAGTGGCGAACGTCATAGCCAGCGCGTCAGCCTCGTCGGGACTGTTTGCCATCTTGTCTTTGGATTCCATCATCAACCTTTTGTCCGACTGAATGGTATATCTGCGAGACGCTAACTGTCCAACCAATCCGTTATCGTTCGGCAGTTTGCCAGCATCCAGCACCCAGTCCCGCATGGCCCACCAAACCTCGGTCACCCGGTTAGCGAATCTCGTATTCTGCCGCGCCTTCTCTCCGCCCTTAAACGCGACTATCCTGGTGTTGCCAAGCCCGACCTCTCGCAGGCGGTCAGTGACCCCGCCGCCGAGGCCCGTGTCATCCACCACCACCACATCGACCTTATTGTCATCGCAGTATCTGCCGACCCAGCCAGCTACCTCCATCAGGTTCTTCCCCTGGGCTTTGTACAGCATCTCGGCGAGGTTGCCCTGCCGCTTGACCACAACTGTTCTATCCTTGCCGAACCGGGCGATATCACAGCCCAGCACTACCTCGCCCTCGGCCTCGACCTCTCGCTGGGTCGATTCCCTAGCCACCCACAGCGGCACCAGAGCGTCGTCCAGTTCGCCAGGGAACTCACCCAGGACAGCCCCTCGATACAGCGGGGAATCCTCGCCCCACTCAGCCGCCCTGTCTGCGACGTCTTGAGGGCCGACCATCCCAGGCACAACGACACGACCCGCCTGGAGGTTGGGCGTGTCGAAAGCTGAGATTTCAAAGGTGTCCCATAGGTGTCGATGCTCATGATGAGAACCATAGAACGGCCCGGAGGTCGTGAACGGGTTGCCGA